CAAGTTGTTTTTTCTTCCATTCTTTGTATCCTCTTAACCACTCTTCCTGTGTTACAGGTTTTGCAAGTTGATCCAAAAGTGATTGTTTAGTTGCAGTTTCTCCAAGGTCGCCCTTTAAAACTTTTATCAATTTCTTTTTACTAATTTGCGACATCTAGATCGTTGTAAATTGCTGTTAATACGTTTTTGTCATAGACTTCTGAGTCTACACCTTGTAATTGTTTGATAACGATTTGATCAACGCTGTCAAACTTCTGCACTTCTACTAGCGGTTGCTGTGCGTTGTCCACCTGTTCTGGTATCAGTTGAAGTTCCCTTAACTTGTATTTGTCTATGAATGTTTCTCTTACGAAGTTTGCCTCCTCGTAACTTATCTTGATGTCCAAGGTCACCCTCACGTACATCTTTGGTTTCAGGTATTTCTCTGGTTCCGCCAACAACTCACTTATCTTGATCGTGATATATCTTGGCATGTCTGGCCAATTTATATACTTGGGCTCACCACCCCACTCTAATGTCATCATTCCTCTGTCGTCATCCCAGGCATCTGCGTAGTTGTGGGGAAACGCATTGCCCATGTATGTGATGTTCTTCATGTTCTGTCTCTTGTGGAAGTGTCCCGAGAACACCTTACCACATCCTGCGAAATGGTCTGCTTGTATGGTGCCAACATCTGGCATCTCTACCATGGCGTTCATCTTGAAGTACGGCAGTTCAAAGTGTCCAAACACGTACTTCTGTTTCATCTTCTCAATCTTCTTGTATTCGTCTTCCACGATCCACGGGATTATGGCAATGTCATCTTCTACCAACCATTGGTTGACGATGTGTATGTTGGGAATGTTCCTGATGTACTCCATGGAATTTATCAGGAACATACCAAACATACACATTGTTAACGAATGGATAGAAGACGAGGACGTTGCAATCATTCCATGGATAGTCGAAGACGAATGGAAAAAAATTACGAAGATGAAAAAGAAGTATGTTTTTGGACACTTTGAACTGCCATACTTCAAGATGAACGCCATGGTAGAGATGCCTGACGTTGGTGGAATACAAACAGATCATTTCGCAGGCTGTGAAAAGGTCTGGTCGGGACACTTCCACAAGAGACAAGTGATGAAGAATGTGACCTACATGGGTAATGCGTTTCCCCACAACTACGCAGATGCCTGGGACGATGACCGAGGAATGATGGTACTAGAGTGGGGTGGTGAGCCTGAATATATAAACTGGCCAGACATGCCTAGATATATCACGATCAAGATAAGCGAACTCCTCGAAGACCCGGAGAAATATTTGAAGCCAAAGATGTATGTGAGAGTCACCCTGGACATCAAGATAAGCTACGAAGAAGCAAACTTCGTCAGAGAAACATTCATAGACAAGTACAGTTTAAGAGAACTGCAACTGATCCCTGAACAGGTAGACAACGCACAACAGCCGACTGTGAAAGTACAGAAGTTTGACAGTGTGGACCAGATTGTTATCAAACAGTTACAGGGCGTTGACTCTGAGACATATGACAAGAATATATTAACAGCAATTTACAACGATCTAGATGTCGCGAATTAGTAAAAAGAAATTCTGGGATATTTTAAAGAAACTCCCTGCAAAGAAATGGAATACAAATGTATCAGACAAGGACACTCCTCAGAGTGTATGGATTGCTGGCTACAAAAGGTGGCGTAAAATGATGGACAAAGCAAATGCTAACGATTAAAGAGATCACAGTCAAGAACTTCATGAGCGTGGGTAACCAGGCCCAGGCCATAGATTTCTCAAACAAAAGTCTAGTGCTGGTCATCGGTGAGAACATGGACCTGGGTGGTGACGACGCAGGTGCTAGGAATGGTACAGGTAAGACAACAATCATCAACGCACTGTCGTATGTGTTCTTCGGTGAAGCACTAACAAACATCAGAAGAGACAATCTCGTCAACAAGACCAACGGAAAAGGAATGTTGGTTAGTGTCAAGTTCATAAAGAACGGAGTGACCTATACCATAGAAAGAGGAAGGAAACCCCAGATATTCAAATTCTATGCAAACGACATTGAACAAAACATCGAAAGCAACGAAGCACAGGGCGAAAACAGAGAAACACAGATAGAAATTAATAGATTGATGGGCATGACCCATGCCATGTTTAAAAACATAATCGCACTGAACACTTACACACAACCGTTCCTTTCGACTAAAGCAAACGAACAAAGAGAGATCATAGAACAGTTGCTTGGCATAACTTTACTATCCCAAAAAGCAGATCTTTTAAAAGAAAAGCAGAAAGCTACCAAGCAGTTGTTGACACAAGAGAAGTTAAAAATAGATGCCAGAGTTACTTCAAATGAAAAAATACAAGAATCAATCGAAAGCCTAAAGATAAGATCCACCGCTTGGGCCAGTCAAAAAGACGAAGACATAAAAAATTTCCAAGAAGCAATAGCAGAACTGGACAAAGTGGACATCGTGAAAGAGCTTGACGCACACAAACGACTGTCCAAACACAACGAGATGCAGACTGCACTGAGGAGCCTAGAGAAAGAGAAAGCGTATCATGAGGATTCGTTGACCAAGGCAGAAAGCACAGTTGGTAAGACCGAGCAGGATCTGGAGTTCGCGGAAGCGGCCAAATGTCCAACTTGTGAACAGGAACTACATGATGACAAACATGAACACCTAGTAGGTAAACTTAAAACAACACTAACCGAATCAAAAGAATACACAGAGAAACTTGTAGGCGATCTTAAAAAAATACAACAGGACGTGGATGCAATAGGAGATCTAGGCAACATACCAGACACATACTACGACACAATGGACGAAGCATACAACCACAAAGGTTCGTTGCAGGATCTGAAACGTCAACTGGAACAGACAGAGAAGAAAGAGGATGTGTATGCGGAACAGATCGAAGAGATGCAGAACAAAGCGATACAGAAAGTTGACTTTGAAAAAGCAAATGAAATGGAAGACTTACACAGACACCAAGAATTCTTATACAAATTGCTGACAGCAAAAGATTCATTCATAAGAACAAGAATCATAGAACAGAATTTATCTTACTTGAATCAACGTCTGGCATACTTCCTGGGCAAGGTCAAACTGCCACACACGGTGGTATTCCAAAGTGACTTGTCTGTGCAGATCGAGGAACTGGGCAGAGAACTGGACTTTGACAATTTAAGCAGAGGTGAGAGAAACAGATTAATATTGAGTTTGAGCTGGGCATTCAGAGATGTCTGGGAAAGCCTTTATCAACAGATCAACTTGTTGTTCATTGACGAATTGATTGATGCTGGTATGGATATATCAGGTGTTGAGAGTTCCATGGCGGTGCTGAAAGACATGAGCAGGACACAGAAGAAAAATATTTTCCTAATATCTCACAAGGACGAATTGGTAAGCAGGGTAAACTCTGTGTTGAAAGTGGTAAAAGAGAATGGCTTCACAAACTATGCTAACGATGTGGACATTATAGTATGACGACATTAATAACAGGCGGGAACGGATTTCTAGCAAACAGTCTGAAACAATACATCGACGGAGATTACTACGGAAAAGATATGTTAGATATCACAAGTACAAATTGTGTACGTAATCTACCAACGTATGACATACTAATACACACTGCAACTAGCAACACTAATATTAACGATAACTTGCTTTTACTTTTTTCCAAAGCAAAGAAAATATTTGCGTTCACAAGCAAACAAGGAACATTTATGAATTGGAAAAAGCCCGGACCAATTAATTACGGATTAGAAAAGCTAACTTTAAATTTTCTTACATTCAGACATAACATTGAAAACCATACTGCCCAAATATTTGAACCGGGTCACATGGAAACTCCAGAACAGTACGACAATATTGCTAAAAAATTTAGTAACGTTTACCTGGATTGGAAGTTCGAAAAGAACATGATATATGATCTATCCGTTGATAGATACCTCGCTTACTGATATCTAATATATATACTTTTTCTACCGTCCTGTTTCACAGGATATTCTAGCCCATGAAAAGTCTTATTATTCAACAGCATCGCATATCCCGAATCGTTTGTAAAATGGAAAGTTTCAACCGGTTCGTTGTTGTTAAATAACACTGTGCCTGGTTGGTCTTCTCCTAGATATATTTGTAAAGATAGTTTTATTGAATCGTTGTCCACATGTGGTTTTAAAAAATAATCTTTATTATCTATCCAATAATCAACACTTGAGAACTTCAGTTTAGTAGAAAATTGTTCTTGTAGTGCATTAGTAATGTTCTTGTTCATAAAAAATATGTGTAATTGTTTCGAGAATCCCTCATTGTAAGACAATCGTTTCCTTGGCTCGTTTTCCTGATTTTCCAATTTATCAAACGAAACTTTATCTAGATCAACATTAAAATCATTTGTATTACCAAAAAAATTATAATATTTCTGGTAAACATGGTTGTTTCCTTGTACCACCTGCGTTTTTTCTATTGACAGAACCACATCTTGTGTGCTTAAATGTAACATATGTTAATTAATTATATCGTACGAACATAGGAAGGAAAAAACATATGAATGAAACACATGAATCGATCATGACTGAGATCCAAACTTACTCTGAAGAGAATGGTAAGTTTGTAGACAAGGGTGTTAAAGCTTCGGCAACAAGAGCCAGAAAAGCACTAGCAAATCTTTCAAAGCTGATCAAAGCAAGAAGAAAAGAAATACAAGAAGTTAAGAACGCGGCAAAAACAGCGGCGTAATTTTCGTTAACAATTATAGTTTTAAAACCCTCGGCTATTAGTTGGGGGTTTTTTTATGACTTAAGGATTCCCTTGCCGTGTACTCTCACACGGATATGACCATTGTAGTAATCTTTGGTCTCTAACACTTTACGTGAGAACTGTTCTCGTGCCTCCACGTATGATAGTTCTGATTTTGATTTGCAGTAGAACAGTATCTCCCTTGTGAAGTTCTCCGCACCAAGTCTTTTTATGTCCATGGTAAGGTCATCGCTGGATCCGTAGTATTCCTGCCAGTCACTCTCGACCTTGTACCTACGTCTGTTGCGTCTACCCTTTAAGGGTGCTTTTGATCTTTTGAATTTTGCAAGTTTCTTGCCTATGTACTTCCTACCGTTGGTTGTATTTGTTATCAGATAAACAAATCCAACATAGTCCTCTGGTAATTCTAAAATGTCTTTCCCTTGGTACGTCCAGTGCATAGTGGTATTTAAACTCAATAAGATTGCCCAAACTTTTTATCTGTGTTATATAGTAGTGAAGGGCAACAGTATCCTTCCACCAGGCAAACAAATTTCCCCATAGGCAAACATAGCATCTTCTCAGTGAGCAGTGAAATGCACCGGATAACGGGATAAGTGAATCACTTGATGCACCATACAAAAATGATGAGGC